AACTCATCAGAAAGAAATATTTTATAAAACCCTTGCATTTACAAATTATACATGATATACTAGATGTAGATCATCCATATTTCAACCTTTTCAACATATGTAAACTAAACCACCTTAAAATATATTTCTACATTCTTTACCTTATTCCTCGAAACCAAACCAAACCAAAATATATTTCAGCAAAACTGACGCAGCTTCAAATGCAGTAAGACGTCAGTTATTTCCTTTATTGATTAGTGAATATTTGTACAGCTCTCTCCATCTATACCTAAATTATTAGTGAAATAATATACAGCTCTTTCAATCTCCCTCATGCTCACTCGTACAACGTAAAACCTTAAAATAATGTGTTACGATACGACTGAGGTAGGTGGAGGTAGATAAATAAGGTTAAATCAGCCTATATTGTCGTATTTGACCTTAAATGGGACTTGACAAGGGGGTATTTTGCGTGTTATCATCTATATATAAGGAGTTACGTAGGTAGTTATTAAATAAGTTCAGTAGGTGTTCTTTAGTAGATATTAATTATTTGTCAACCTTTAGTACAACTATATTCATATACTCATCTCCTATTAATTGGAAACCCACGTAGTACTTTAGTTTAAACCTAATTCCTCTTGATGAGTCGTTTTCCTACAATATTCCGTCTATACGTACTGTAGGACCTACTGTAGGTGCTGTACCCATCAAGAAAGGTTTACTTTTAAAGTATATCCCTCTTGATGAGTTACTGTACGTACAGTACACCTACTAATAAGTTATTATACTTACAAAGTTTGGCTTCGCCAAACTTTAAACCAGCTTCGCTGGTTTAATAAAATACTTTAAACTATTGTAATTAATTTCTTTTTGATGAGTAAATCAACCCTTCCTAAAATAGTCATCATAAAACTGTAACAGTTTTCGACATGACTATTACTAAGGAGGGGTTTTTCTGTTTTATGTATTAATTATTTTAAATCTTATTGTTGTTTTATTTCTTTATTCCCTGATTTGTTTAAAACTAAATTCTCTTAATCAGAAGATTCAAAATATCTTACTTCTACTCGATATTTCCGATGATGAACCTGTTTCTGTATCTGTGAATTCTGTTGATGTATCTGCCACTGAATTGAGTCCTTATGAACTGATGAGGTTAGAACGTGAAGAGGCATTTGATGCCAAAATTGCTCAACTTAAAGAAGAAATTGCCCTTGTCCAAGATGGACATATTTATGGAGGACTTCCTGCTGAGGAGTTACACCCTGATGTACGCAATCTGCCTCATAAGATTGTTCCTTCTCATCTAGTTGGGTCGCATGTTGAAGAGGTGGCAAGATGATTAGTGTACCTGCTGCCATTCAATTCTTTGGTAATGTAATGTATATGAAGGGTATCATTTATTATGATGAGTTACAAGATATCCTTGATTCCAAATGTGATGGGGATTTTGACATCATCTTTGAAAAGATGTTCCGTGACGAATATCGTCCCAATATGAAACGAGGTGAGGCCTATGTCCGAGGACTTGTTGAAGGACTCATCTATGTTGATGGAGACGAATTCGACGAACAACGTGCCAGATGAGGAGGATGAAGAGTCATCCATTGTTGCCCTGAGTCCCAAAGCACAACGCTTTGTACACCTTTATATGACCGGTCAATACACCATTCCCAAGCTGGCTCAGTTACTTGAACTGCACCCCAACACGCTTTGGAAGTGGCTTAAACGTGCAGATGTGCAGGGTGTTATTCAGGATATGCAGACGAGCACTCACGATGTTGTGGGTATTCAGTTGCGTGCTCTCACTTTGAAGGCTGTTAATAAACTTAATGACCTTATAGATTCCCCTATTGATGGAGTGGCTTACCAAGCTGTACGTGATGTGCTGGACAGGGGCGGACATAAACCTGAGCAAAAGATCAAGGTGGACAAGACGATTGTTTCCTATGAGAAGCGTCTGAGTGACTTGATTGAAAATGTGATTGATGTGGAAGAATACGAGGTGGTGAGTGAAGATGATTAAATTATGTTGTAATTGTAAAGAATGGAGAGGCATATATGCTGATGAGTTTGATAAGTGTCATATAAACAAAATTGGTTATCTTAGATTCGATAACTATTGTAGTAAACATAGTGTTGATATTAATGTAGATATAGATAGTTTTATTAGTCAATTTGAGTTTAAACCACAAGAAGTAGAGTTTAAAAGAAATGAGTAAGTTGACTAAACAACAGATCTTTTTCCGCAAACTCAAATATGACCGTCGTTGGTATATAGAAACCTTCCTGCAAATCCGTAATAAGGCAGCACAGATTGTGCCCTTTAAACTCAACCGTGCTCAACGGATTGTGATGGATATTATCGAGGCCGATATCAAGACTGGCAAGCCGTTGCGGTATATTGTACTGAAGGCCAGACAGATGGGACTATCAACGTTGTTTGAAGGCCTGATCTTTCAGGACGAGGCCAATAATGAGAATAAGATTGGACTCATTTTGGCTCACGAAGATACTGCTTCACAGAATTTATTTGCGATGTCTAAGTTATATTATGAAATGCTGCCTGATGAAATCAGACCTATGAAGAAGTATTCCAACGGCAAAGTGTTGTCCTTTGAAAACCCTGAAGCCGACGAGTCCTTAAAAAAGAACGACCCAGGGTTAAGATCAAGAATTACCATTGCCACAGCTGGAGCAGGTGAAGTAGGTCGATCAGCAATGATTCATAACCTGCATGTCTCTGAACTTGCTTTCTTCCCCGATGCCAAAACTACTATGCTTGGACTCTTGCAATGTGTTCCTGATGAACCAAATACCATGGTGGTGATGGAATCTACAGCCAACGGTGTCGGTGATTATTTTCATGATCAATGTCTGCGTGCTCAGCGTGGCGAAAGTGACTTCACCCTTATCTTCTTGCCCTGGTTTACTGATGAGACTTACACTAGGAATTTTCGCTCATCGGCAGAGAGGGAGCAGTTCATTTCCGAGGTGGAAGTAACCTCACACAGCGAAAACGGTTCGCCGATGTACACCTATGAACACGAACTGATGGTCAAGTTCAACCTCACCTATGAACAACTGAATTGGCGGAAGTACACCATTGCCAATAAGTGTCAAGGTGATGAATTGTCATTTATGCAGGAGTACCCTGCCACACCTGAAGAAGCATTCATTTCCTCTGGCAGACCTAAGTTCTCGATCAAGGCATTAAAAGAATACCAAACCATTACAAAGCCACCAATCATGCGTGGCTATCTTTATGACCAAAATGGCGAGGTTAGATTTGTCGAAGACCCCAGAGGATACATTTCTATTTGGAAACTACCTTCTCCTGATGAGTTTTACGTTGTTGGAGCTGATGTTGCTGAAGGTCTGGTTGAAGGAGATTATTCCTGTGGAATTGTAGGCAACAGCAGCACTTTTGATATTGATGCTATCTGGCATGGTCACATTGACCCCGATCTGTTCGGTACAGANNTNGTGAAGNTGGGNAAGTATTATAANCAAGCCCTGCTCGGCCCTGAGAANAANAANCATGGTCTTACTACTATTTCTACCATCAAGAAGGCTGAATACTGGAANCTCTATTTCTCCAAGAACTTTGANAAGATCAATGACACNATGACCCAGAAGGTNGGCTGGTCAACCACCTCCCGTACCAAGCCTTACATGATTGACAAGTTAGCGGAGTTCATCCGTGAACACTACCTTGGCATTTATAGTGACCTGATCATTTCCGAAGCCTTCTCCTATGTTATTGAGGATAATGGTAAAACCAACGCCCAGACTGGTTGTTTTGATGATACCATCATGGCCCTAGCCATTATGCTGCAACTGCTGCTGGAAAACAAAGGAGAGGATTATGTGCCTGAAGTACCTATTGAAAAACGCAGTTCTACCAAGCGGGAAATAATTGACCCGTTGTTTGAGAGAGAAGTTAAGATTGAATGTTCCAATTAAGAAGGAGGTGTTCCTTTGTCCGAAGTAGATCAAATTTATAAGGATTCAGATAATGAGAGAACTCTGGCTAGTTTGTGGAATTTAAGGTTTAAAGACGCTTATATAGCCAAGGCTCCCGACACTAAACGTTGGCAGACTTATATGGATGCTTATCACGGGGATTACTTTATCAACGAAACCATCCCTGATTATCGGTCAGACCTGGTGAGCAACTATATCTTCTCAGTGATTGAAACCATCAAACCGATTATGCTGGCAAATAAAGCTAAGTTTTGTGCTATTGGTCGGCAACCGGAAGGACTGGCCTACAGCAACGATGTTCAGGAGGCTTTGAGTTTTGAGTGGGACAGGGAGGATATGGGAGGAAAACTCATCAGAGAGGCTGTTAATAATCTGGTGATTGGGAACGCTGTCTTCTTTATTCCCTGGGATGAGCAAGACAAGAATGTGCATGGGGTTGCTGTCAATCCGTTCAACATCTTCCCTGACCCTCTGGCTACCTGTGTGGACGATGCTGAGTACATGATTTATGCCAGTTATAAGAATGTTAACCGTCTGAAGTATAAATTCCCCAAAAAGGCTAAGTTTCTCTCCCCTGGCCAAATCAACTATACCGAACTGGTCAACGAGAATGATCAGGGTGCTACACGCATTGATAATCAAGTCTTGGTGCTGGAAATCTGGTCAAGGGATTATGACACCTTTGAGGAAATGAAAAGCGGTAAAGTAAAGTTGCGTTACCCTAATGGCCGTAGGTTGATCATTGCTCCTGAGCTGGGTGTTGTGCTGAGTGACAAAGCCAATCCTTATGCTGATGGAAAACTGCCCTTTGAAGTGTGGAAAGATTACGATGTGCCTGGTAAGTTCTGGGGTGAAGGCGAAGTTAAACAACTGCTCTCTCCGCAAAAGCACATGAATGAGTTGAATAACGCCATTCTTGATAATGCCAAATCCACAGCCAACATGCCCTGGATTGTGGATAAGAACTCTGGCGTTCCACTAGGAACTATTACAGCCAGACCTGGACTTATTATCAGGAAGAATCCTGGCTCAGATATACACAGAGATCAGCCACCTCAAATGCCTACTTTCATTCCCAATGCGGTGGAGATATATAAGAACGATATTGAGACGATCAGTGGAATATTCGACAGTCTTAAAGGCAACAGTGCCACAGGGGTTTATACGGCTCAGGGAGTCTTGGCTTTGCAAGAGGCTGGCAGTGTCCGTATCAAGCTGAAGGTGCAGTTGCTTGAGGGCAGTCTGGCCAAGATAGGCAACATGTGGTGGAGTCGGATGAAGCAGTATTGGAAGGAAGAACGCTGGATTAATATTGTTAAGTTCGATGGCGAGTATGACTTAAAGATGTTCAACGCCAGATCGTTGCAGTTTGATTATGACATTGCCATTACTGCGGGCAGCACGATGTCCATCAACCGTGGAGCGATGTTGGATTTAATGATCAGGCTGGCACAAACAACGATGTCTGATGGCCAGACTATTGTGGACAGAGAAGCTGTTGCTGAGTTTCTGCCACAGGAAGTGAAGGTTACCCTGCTCAAGCGGATGAAGGGTGAAAATCAAAACCTGGCTCAACTTCAACAAGCGATGGAACAACTTACTCAAGGATTCCAGCAGTTTGTTCAACAAGATCAACAGGACGATCAGAAGACTATGCAGACCTTGGAACAAATAAGTGGCACTGTTGAACAGCTTAATGAGCAAATTATACAGCTACAGCAAAAGCATGATATACTTGAAAAAGAGAAGCTAGAGGAAGATAAACTTAATAAAATCAAATCAGATTCCTATAATTCGGGTTATACGGACGCTGAAGGATTTAACCCTACTTCCCCATCAGAGGGGATGGGTTTGCCCGACAGTGAAGGTAATGATGATTACAATGGTGGTTTGCCTGAAGAAATCCTTTCTGGATTGGAAGGGTTGACTGATGACCAACTAGCTTTGATCATTGACCAGAACCCTGATTTAACGGAACTCCTTAACTCTCAACAAATGTAATTTGGAACACCCCTTAAGGGATTCCAGAGGAGGATTTTGATTTGAATATTGACCAATATAAGGCTATTAAGGCTCAGGAAACGAGTGCACCACCGGCAACGACTGCACCACCGTCCAGCGAGGGTACAGAACAATTAAATACAAAGCCTACAGAAGACAAGACCACACCAACTACCCCAGANAAAGTAACTATTGAGGGAGTCGGAGAGGTCTTTTTTGATGAGTTGAAAAAAGGTTATCTTCGCCAAGCTGATTACACAAAGAAGACTCAGGAAGTCTCTGTTAAACGCAAAGAGGCAGAACAGGCATTGGTCTTGATGGAACAGCTTAAAGCTAATCCTCAAGTCGTAGAACAACTCAGACAGGTTGCTCCTGCTGTCGGCCAGCTTGACCCGCTTTCACAGATGTTACAACATCTGCAAGAGCAAGTATATGACTTGAAACTTAAGGATGAAATTCATACTTTACAAGGTAAATACGCAGACTTTGAGGTTCTTGATGTGTTAAAAATAGCTCAAGAAAAACAGATGGATAATCTGGAAGATGCTTATTTGATGTTAAAAGGACAATCTTCAGGTGGTTCTATTAATGTTGAGCAGTTGAAGACGCAGATAAGACAAGAACTTTTAAAAGAACTCGGTGGGAAAGATGAGGCCTTGGAAACTACCATCACATCAGGTGGCAGTGCTCCAGTTATTAATACAGGGCCGACAATTAGTACCGCTGAAAAACGTATTGCCTTAAATCTTAAGATGTCTGATGCCGAATACGTCAAATGGCGTGATGCCGGTAAGTCCAAGAGGTCTAAGAAATAAGGAGCGATGATGCAAATGTATATGGAAAAATCTTTGTGGCTGGGTTTACAGATATTTACTACGCCTGTACAGCCTACTGTTGATAATACTTTTGATTATACTCAAAGTGATCTTGATAATGGTGAGAATTTTGGTAAACTGCTTGAACCTGGACTGAGGAAGATCTTCTTCGAGACTTATGACGAGTTGCCTGAACAATTTTCCAAGGTTTATAACGTTGCCAATTCCACTAAGGCTATTGAACGTGATTGGGGTATGGGTGCTTTTGGGGATTGGGATAAAAGAGAGTCTCATCTTGACACCGTATCTTATAAAACTCTCTCTCCTGGTCTAGATCGCACGTACACCCATGATGCCTTTACCCAGGGTTTCATTGTTACGCGTGAAATGTATGACGATGAAGAATATCGTCAAATGGAAAAACTCCCACAAGCTATGGCACGTGCTGGACGAGCTAAGGTTGAGAAGGATGCAATGAATCCTTTGATTCACGGTTTTGTAACCAATGGTCATGGTGTTGCTGGTGATACTGCCATCTATGATGGTCAGGCCCTATTTTCCAATAGTCATCCATTGCTTGACAGTACTGGTGTTGGTGACAATCTTACCACTGGTGCCTTGACTGATGTTAATCTGAAACTTGGACTTCAATTGATGCGGGCGACTGTCGATGAAGCTGGCGGATTGGTTCAGTTTAAAGCTACGAGGTTGATTATTGCACCTGCACTTGAAGATACTGCACGCAGATTGTTACACTCTGCATTGATTCCAGGTAGTGCCAATAATGATACTAATGAGTACCTGCGAAGTGCTGGATTAGAAATTGTAATTATGGATTATCTTTCTACTGCTGCTGGTGGTAGCGATACTGCTTGGTACTTGCAAGATGGTATGAGACATGAACTCAATTTCTTCTGGCGAGTGAGACCTGAGTTTAAGTGGGAAGAGGATTTCGACACGTTTGTTCAAAAGTACAGAGGCTATATGAGGTATTCGTACGGAATTTCAGATTGGCGTGGGTTGG